GCCTGATGGTTAGCCGCAACCGGATAATCGATCAACTGGACGCGCTGGAGCCTGAATTGGCGCGGGCATTCCGGGAATCGGTAAACCGAATTCGGGACCAGGCGAGACTACAGCGACTTGCGGATAACATTGAATCTCGCGACCTTGTCGCTGCTGTGCGGTCCGCCGGGATTCGATCAGATGCAGTTTGGAGGCTGGTCACGGAGGCCACAAGGGGCGCTTATATTGCTGGTGGCGACGCATTCGCTTCTACTGCCCCCGCGCGGTTCGACTTCATTTTCGACATGAATAACCCTCGGGCAGAAGAGTGGCTTCGCCAAAATGCTACAAGGCAGATTACAGGCTGGACGCAGGAACAAAGGCAAGTCGTCACCGACACGCTGACAGAGGGTTTGTCCAGAGGTCAGAATCCCCGCAAAACCGCGCTTGATCTAGCGGGCAGGGTGAACCGCAAAACGGGCCGCCGAATGGGCGGGCAAATTGGATTGAATCAGCAGCAAGCCGGAGCGGTCAGGAAAGCGGGCGAGGAACTTAGAGCGGGCACCAAAAACAGCCTTGGAAGTTATCTTTCACGGAAACGTAGGGATAAGCGATTCGACAAATTAATCAAACGCGCCATCAAAAGCGGAGAGAGTTTATCTGATGCGGATATTTCAAGAATCGTCGGCAGATATTCAGACCGTTTGTTGCAGTTGAGAGCCGAGACAATTGCGAGAACTGAAACACTTAACGCCTTCAATTCAGGCGCTCAGGAATCGCTGAAGCAGGCTGTTGATGAGGGCCTTATAAAGCAGGAAAACATTCAACGGGTATGGCGAGACGCATCCGATGGTCTGGTCAGGGACCAGCATGAAGCCGTAGACGGAACTTCAGTGGGCCTTGACGAGCCTTTCATTGTGGGCGGCGAATCGTTGATGTTCCCCGGCGACCCGAGATCAGCATCGCCTGGAAATATCGTTAATTGCAGGTGCGTGGTCAGACAGGTTGTTGACTGGATCGCGGAGGCTGAATGAGCTTTTCTAAGGACGTTAAGAAATTCACTGATAAATACGATAAGCGGTTGAAGGCAACCGCGCGGACGGCCGTACAGGATTTAGAGGCAGAAATTAGCGCGACAGAAAAGGAAGGAGGAAGGCTTCCAATAAAAACAGGGTTTCTTCGCGCATCCTTCGGCTGGCAGATCGGCAGTATGCCTTCCGGCCCCGTAAAGCCTGAAACGTCCGAGAATCTCACAGACGAAACGCTGACTGGGCTCCCCGTAAATGTTGCGCTCGCGAGGTGGGACTTTTCCAAGCCTTTGTTCGGCGGCTTTACGGCTGCATACGCGAGACGGCTAGAATTTGGCTTTGAAGGTCAGGACAAACTAGGGCGCTTCATCAGCCAGCCCGGAAGGGGCTTCGTCCGGGGCGGCACAGAGAAATGGGACCGCATCGTGGACAGCGCGGCGCGGCGGGTTAAGGCGAGGATTTGACTATTGATAATCGTAGTGGGGTGTGATAAATTGCATTTGTCCTAACGGGACGCGCTGGGTGGTGCGTTTTTACAGGTCCTTAGAATTGCCCGGAGAGCCTTTTCCTGCCCTACCTGTAGGGGCCACCTCGGGAACTGGCTCTACCGGGCTGTTTTATGGAGAAACGGCTATGAACACGATCAAGATTACAACTCCCGAAGAGCACAGGGCTATTTTGCTGGCAGCGATGGAGGCCCTTCTCGAAGGCCGAATCAACGTCCAGATGGCGAATGCTCTAGCATCTGTATCTGCCGAGGTTCACAAGAATCTCAAGCAAGAATGGGACATGCGTGTCTACGCGGCTGAAAATCTCACCCTTGAGCATGGGGAAGTGGTGAAGATGCTGGATCAGAAGCGTGATTAACGAGATTCTGAACCGCGTTAACCGAGAAAAAGTCGGCAGGCGTCATGCCATGAAGTGCATGGAGAAAGTTGCGAATCCGTTATCTGATACTTCCGAAATTGAGGTTGATGATAGTGATCTTGAGACATTTTGGTCACTGACGGAGAACTCAAAAGACATGCCCAGCAGGGGTTCAATGCGGTTAGTTTACAAGACTAATGACCCATTTTTCTCATATGCTGATTACTTCAGAGAATGCGCTGACAAGTGCATCAGGATGTGGCATATAAAGGAAGGCAGCTACACTTTAAGGGCTGGGCCTAACACTCCAGAGTGTGCCGGAATTCATCATGGCGAAGAGCCGTTATTTGGAACTCTGACGTATGTTCTTTGCATGATGTTTGCGATGAAGATGGAAAGCCAGTCTGCCAATTATTACATCCACGACGCCACGGAAAGATCATTCCGAACATACAGCGAGTGCAAGTATGGATGGGATAGCGAGTGGCTTGATAAGCTTGAGTCTGGTGCAAATCCGGGTAGATTCGGTGCGGTGTATTACGCAGGCGTTCTTTTTGTCACAAAGGATAGAAAACGATTTGACTCACTTGTCATGATGGCAGAGTCAACCGTTCAATAGTTTTCAACAAAACTACAAAAGGCCACCTCCGGGTGGCCTTTTTTATGGACGAAGATGCTTAAACTGACCGCATGGCAACCATCGCCTGTTTATTCATGGGAATACGTCGAGCGCCTGGGCTTCACGGCGATTTGCGATAGCCGCTGGCCGGGATGGTGGACGAAAATGTCGCTGTTCGAACTTGGCGTCGATTTTCTGTATGCAGACCTAGACACAATCATTATCGGCAACATCCCGCAGCCAACCCAGCTAACAATGCTGCGTGATTTCTACCGACTGAAGCTCGCACAAAGCGGATTCATGTTCGTGACCGCAGACGCTGCCGAACACGCATGGCGAGAGTGGATTAAACAGCCCGAAGAATGGATGCGCCGCTACCGAGGCGACGGTGAGTTTCTGCGCGAAATCTGGAGCGGATACCGCTTCTGGCAGGACGACTATCCCGGCAAGGTGGTTAGTTACAAAGTTCATTGCAAGGACGGCCCGCCAGATGATGCGGCGGTTATTTGTTATCACGGAAAACCGAGGCCGCACGAAACCGGATGGTCAATAGCCCAATAATCATTATCAGCCTGCCCCGAAGCGGTTCGAGCATGACGGCTGGCATCTTCGCCAAGCATGGCGTATGGGTCGGGCCGTACAAGGCAGGCGACAACAAGAACCAGAAGGGCTACTTTGAGAGTCTGCCGTTTAAGCAGGCCATCATCGAGCGCGTGGGCGAAATTGTCCACAAGGGCGTACTCGCCCCGCAGGTCGAAGGATGGAAAGATCAGGCGATTGATCTTATCGAGCGCAACGGTTATGAGTGCGGCCCCTGGCTGGTGAAACATTCGGCCATGTACTACCCGCTCTGGCATGAGTTCGATGCGAAATACATCTGCGTCCGTCGCGACCTGAAAGCCATAGAGCGTTCCGGTCAGTCTAGCGGGATGCTGCGAAACCCGAAGGCCATCCCGCCCCATGTGGAGGCGATGGACTACGTTCGTGACAACCTTGGCGGCGTGGACGTATTTACAGACGAGATCGTCAAGGGCGATTACAGCAGCCTTGAGCGAGCCTTCGAGGCTTGCGGGCTTGATTTCAATCCGGCTATTGCCAATACCTTTATTGAACCGAATCTGTGGCACTACAAGCCTACGTCTTAGCTTCAGGGCCGTCGCTAACGCCCGAGCAAATCAGACGGGTGCGAGATCAGGCCGGGCTAAAAATTGCCGTCAACAGCACGATATTCAGCGCGCCGTGGTCTGACATATGCTTTGCGCTTGATCACCACTGGTGGCAGCACTACCACGAACAGGTCAAGGCGCTGCCGTGTGAGCGCTGGTCATCAAGCGGCAATTGCGCGCCGTTCGGCGTTCAGATCGTCAAGAAAAACCGACCAGATGAACCGCTGATTGACGGCGTGGCCGGTAACAACTCCGGCACGCAAGCCGCCGAATTTGCATACCTTCGCGGCGCGGATGAAATCATTCTGCTAGGCGTGGACTGCAAGCGGCACAACGGCAAGGCGCACCACCACCTGGACCACCCAGAGCCGATGACGAACCCGACCCGTACCGATCATTGGGCGGCGGATTGGGAGCGATTCTGTCGGCTGGTGAACGTGCCGGTTATCAATTGCTCGCCAATCTGCGAGCTTGAATGCTTCGAATATCGAGACTTGAGGGCCGTTTGTGGCGACTGACAGCGACATCCTGAACGCGGCATTGCAGCACATGGCATCTCTGACCACCAGCCTGCCGATTGCATGGCCCGGCGTGAACTTCACCCCACCACAGTCTGGCATGTGGTTTGAGGTCCGTCACTTTCCGAACGAATCGGAAAATCTCGGGCTTGAGGATTCGGCAAGCAACCTGTTCATCGGGTTCCTGCAAGTCGCTGTATTCACCCGCACCGGCTCGGGCATTGTGAAGCTGACCGAAGAGGCCGAAAAGATACAGGCGCACTTCGCCAAGGGTACGGAATTCGGCCCTGTGCGAGTCCGCAAGCGCCCGCACCAGTCGCCGCCTGTGCCGAGCGATGAAGCCATCTTTATCCCCGTAACCATTTCATACAGGGGAATCGACTAACGCGGCTAGGGCGGCGTCCCCGAAAAGCGTGCTTCCTGAGCGCCTGCCGCGTTTTTAACTTCAGGATCGCGATACCGCCTTCGGGCGGTTTTTTTATGTCCAAACCAATGAGGTATCTCAAATGGCACGTCTAAATATCGGTGCTACTTTCGCGATTGCAACGCAGTCCGACGGCACCACCCCCGACCCGCAAACGAGCGATCTGACGGCTTCGGCCTTTGGTGCTCTTTCATACACCGACGTTCCCAAAGTCGTGACGATTGGCGACACTGGTGTCGATCAGAACTTCGTGACCACGAATCTGTGGGACAAGAACCTGGCTGAGCAAAACAAGGGCGCGGCAACTGGCCGACAGGCCGATGTCGTGATCCTGGATGAGTCCAGCGACGGACGGACCGCGATGGATGCGGCCGCGTCGATTACTGACGACACCGCGTATGCGGTACGGATCGTGTATTCCGACGGTTCCATCGAGTACAACCGCGTCAAGGTTGGTGCGCCTGGTCTTTCGAAGGGTGGCAATGAGGACGTGGCACAGGTCACGTACCCGATGGTTGCTGTTCAGGAACCGGTCACCGCGTAAACCCAATGGCCCGCCTCGTGCGGGCCTTTTTTAATCAGGAGCTGTAGATGAGCATTGATCTTTCAGGAATGGAATTGACGCGCCCGGAGCGCGAAGTCGAGATTGTTGACAAGTTCAACGAAAAAACCGGCCTTAAATTCATGATCCGGCCAAAGACTGCTGACGAATACCAGAAGGTTCAGCGATGGGCACAGGATCAGTTTGCTACTGGCAAGAAGATTCCCGCGTCCCGTCGCCGTGAAATCGGAGACAAGCTGTTCATGGCCCGCATCTCGGGCTGGGAATGGACAGGCGCGGCAAAGAAAAAGGCGGGCGATCCTGAATTCACTCCAGCAAACTTGAAGTCTGTCCTCTACGATCAAGGCGAACATTCAGCCGCGATCCGTGAACAGCTTTCGAGTGCCATCGGAGATGAAGAGGATTTTTTGCCCGAAGAGTAGAAGCACTTTGCGACCATATCCGGTATCAGATTAGATGGCACTCCAAGGATAAGGACGGCTATACCGACGCCGAGAAAATGGAACATCTCGGCGTTGTCCCTGACCCGCCGGAATTGGAGCAAGGTTCCGACCACATCCTGCAATGGTTCTTTGAACTGAACCTGAGACGACAGCCCGGATTTTCCGGGTTGTCGCCTTTGACGTTCTCCGACGTTGCGGCATGGCAATCACTGACCGGCAAGCTTACCCGTCCCGAAGAGATAGAGGCGATTCTTGAAATGGATAGCACGTACATTGAAGAGATGAACAAGAAGCGGGAATCGGATAATGGTTGATATTGCCGATCTGGGGCTGCGTGTAGATAGCCGCGGTTTCGTCCGAGCCGAGCGCGATCTTGATCGGTTTGGAAAGACTGCGAGCCGCGTGGATCGGACGGCAGAGCGGTTGGCAAATAACGCTTCGCGCGTCGGGCGTGCACTGTCAGTCGGGCTTACCGTGCCCCTTGGGGCGGCTGCCGCTGCTTCGGCCCGGCTTGCAATCGACGCCGAAGAGACGGCCAACAAGTTCAGCGTGGTTTTCAGGGGTTCGATTGACCGCGCTAACGCAAGGATTCAGGAACTAACCCGCACAATCCCGCAAACTGCCACACAGCTACGCGGCCTTGCGTCCGGCGTGCAGGATTTGATTGTGCCGCTCGGGCTGGCAAGGGATGAGGCCGCAGACCTGTCATTGACTGCCGTAGAGCTTGCCGGCGATCTGGCCTCGTTTAACAACGTCGGCGCGGATCAGGTGCTTGAGGCCATCAAATCTGCGCTGGCGGGCTCCAGCGAGCCGATGCGCCGGTTCGGCGTGGATACACGGGAAACACGGTTACAGACGCTTGCGCTGAATGAGGGACTTGTCGAACAGGGAGAGGAACTGGACAATGCCGCGCGCGCTCAAGCCGTGTTCATCGCGCTCCAGCGGGATTCGGCAGACGCTATCGGAGACGCTGCGCGCACCGTGGATTCGGCGGCCAATCAGGTTCGCTTCTTGCGGCGCGAGATCACGCAGCTATCCGAAGACTTAGGTCGCGAGCTAGTACCTCTCGTTCGCGAAGTCGTAGGCGGGCTGCGCGGGTTTGTGTCCGGGTTGAACGAACTGGACGCCGAAACCCGGCGCGCCGTCATCGGAATTGGTGCCGTGGTCGCAGCGCTGGGTCCTCTTCTGATCGTCCTGGCAGCAATTACCAACGCAATTCGGACTCTTCTTCCGCTTTGGCGTCGGCTTTTCGGTGCCGCAGTGGTCGGCGTGGCGCTGAAGTCTTCGGTTGATACTTTTAGGGCGCTCGGCCTTGTTATTGATGATGTGAAAGAAAACCTCGCCGGGGCGGCGGACGAAGCTGATAAGTTTTTCGGTGTGATTGAACGCGGCACCTTTTCTCTGCCGGATTCTCCGCTTGCATCCGACCTTGAGCGGATTTCAAATCTTGACCTTGAAAGCGCAGAAGCAGAACTTGCTCGATTGCAGCGAACTCTCCGAACAATTCAGAGGCAGAGCGGCTCGGAAGAAGTAATTGGCCCGCTTGAAGAAGAAATCGCAGCCGTAGAGGCGAGAATTTCGGAACTGAACAGCGCGGCATCAGAGACGCCGGAGGCGCTAGGCAAAATTTCCGAAGCGTCGGAGGAAGCCGCCGAACGGGCGGCAGAGATCGCCGAATCAATGAAGGCGATGAACGACGAAATCGCCGACGCGGCCGCGCAGCTCAACGGCCCGATGTCCGAAGCGCTGCGGGAGTTCCAGCGCGAAGCCCAGCGAATCGGCGAGCTGTTC